ACTATACAGGTTTAGAAGATAAAATATCTTCTAAATATTATGATATGAGTCCAAAAGAACAAGCGAATTATGATATGGATAAAATTAGGTCGCGTTTTCGTTCTCGCAACTTTCAAGAGGGTGGAGAAGTAGGGAAATATGAAAAAGCATTACAAAAAGCAGAAATGATGGGTGATGCTGGTTATGCACTACCGGAAAGTTTATCAGCACCAGCGGAAGAAATGAGTAATATGCGATCCGCAGAAGATTTATACGGCATGTACATGAGAATGGGGCCACAGATGGTAAAGGATAAAATGTCTGATATGGAGAGCAGAGCATTAGATTCTTTACTACTACAAAAAATGAACAATATGGGTAACTCCGCCGTTCCTCATTATCAGGATGGTGGGCAAGTGAAACTACAGCAAGTAGGGGCTGATAAGTTTCAACAAATGGCTGAAATGTGGGAAGAAACAGGTCGTGGTGTTGAAAGCGCAAGAGCAGAACAATTAAGAATGGCAAAATTTCCAGCAGATAATTACAGCGGAAAAGAAGTACAAAAAAATATAAATGCGCTTGTGCCATATTATAAAAGTTTTGGAAGGTTAAAAACTCCACTTCAAGAAAGAAATGATTTTTTATATAATCGTTTAAATGTTGATCCTAACAATTTACCATCTTCATTACAAGGTTTAAAAGGTTCTGCTTTATTACAACGGTTAGGTAACGAAGGAATCTAATGCCTTTAGAATCAGATTATAGGGCAGATTACAATCAAGAATTATACCGCCAATGGCGGGATTCAAGAGCAGACTGGGATACAGAAGCTCGTTATGATATTGACTTCTTTCTTGGTAATCATTTTACCAGTGATGAGTCAGATGAACTACAGGCTCGCAATCAGGCAGATGTGCCTATGGATAGAATCGGGCCAGCAATTGAAAAATTTAAAGCAGTACTAACCTCAAGACCGCCAGCCTTTACAATCACTCCACGTGAGGACTCTGACGTAAAGATAGCAACATTGTGGCGTACTGTAATGAGTTATATTTGGGAAAACTCACAAGGTGATTGGCAACTAAAAGAAGCGATACACGACTATGCAATCACTGGAATGGGTTATCTATATGCATATATAGACCCTGAGTCAGACTTTGGTAGGGGTGACGTCAAGTTCACTTATGTTAACCCTTTTCGGGTATACGTCTCTCCTTCCACCAGAAACAGGTGGTATGACGACGCTGAAGGCGTCATCCTCTCTACCATACTAACTGGTGAACAAGTCGTCAACCTCTACCCTGAATTAGGGCCGCAAATAGATGAAGAAACTGGAGAAGAAGTACCGGGTATTATTTCACAGCTTGATTCATACAGTGAAGAAGATTACCCAAGTGCTCAAAACAAAAATTCAAAAACAGTATTTACACCAGCGGAAGTAAAAGATAGTGATCTATACCATCGCGAAAAATTTCAAGTACTGGAAAGATATTATAAGATTAAAGTTGATTATTATCGCGTAATTGATATGCAGTCAGGCGATGAAGTTATTTTTGATGAAGAAGAGTATATGCAATTTGTCGAAGATAACCGTGAACGCGTAGAGAGCAGTCAATATGAAGTAATACCAGTACAACAATCAAGAATTAAAGTGTGTGCTACTATGGGACAGATTGTATTATATGAAGCAATTCTACATACAGACTGTTATCCCATAGTGCCTTTACCTAACATTTGGACAGAAACTCCATATCCTAAATCAGACGTATCAAGAGCTAGGCCAATGCAAAGACTATTAAATAAATTATGGTCATTAGCTTTGTCTCACGCTCAAGCTTCTGCTGGTTTAAAACTATTAGTACCATTAGGTAGTGTAGAAGATATTAATCAATTAGAACAGGATTGGGCAAATCCAAATGCAGTAATTGAAGTAGATAGCTCTCAAGGAGAGCCTCACTATCCAGCACCACAAGCATTAGCATCAGAGTTTTATAAACTAATTCAACAGTGTGAACATTATATTGATTTTACATTTGGATTACCAGAAATGATGCATGGCTTTACAGAAAAAGCTCCTGAAACGGTGCGCGGTACAGAGCGTATGATTTCATTAGGAACAGAAAGACCAAAATCAAAACTAAGAGATATTGAGTTTAGTATTAATAGGTTGGGAAAAGTATTATACAATTTTTGTAAAGGACATTACACATATAAAAAGATTTTTAGGTTAGTTCAGGCTAACAACGATGTTACAGAAGCAATGGCGAATTTCTATGATAGTACCGAAAATGCTATTTTAGACATGAAAAAAGATAAACATAATCTTTCACAACATGATGTTCGCATAGAGCCCGGGTCTAGTTTACCAACTAGCAAATGGGCAGAACTTTCTGTTTATCTGGAAGCATTTCAATTAGGAATAGTAGATAGGTATGAAGTATTGAAGAAAAATCCAGAAATATTTGATAAAGAAGGTATCTTACGTAGAACTGAAGAACGTCAGCAGTTAATGCAACAAGTTCAGGCTATGGAAGAACAAATAAAGAATTTGGAGGGTGACCTCCAGACTGCCCAGAGGGAGTCTGTGCATGATAGAAAACGTGTCGAGGTTGAAAAGTTTAAATCTCGATTATCGGAAATTGCATCAGACGCCAAAGCTGATAGAAGGGTTCAATTAAATAAACTACAAAACGAGGTGAAGCTCGAAGCGGAGAAATTGGTTGGTTCCATGCAGGAACCCGGTTCTGCTCCTAATGCTTAGAGACATCTAGAAAAGGAGTCGTAATGGACACTACACAGACAGAGGCCACTACCGAATTTGTCAGTGGTGAAGAAGGACAAACTGAAGTAATAGATCAGGTTGTCAATGAAACAGATAACGAAGCAATGCAGGCTGAAGAAGCTGTTGAGCAAGTAATGGATTGGGAAAGTGAGGCTAAAAAGTTTCAATCAATGTATGATCGTGCGTATGCCGATAATGGTAAATTGAAGCAATTAGAGCCCTTGGGACAATTACTAGAATCTCGCCCAGACTTGGTTGATTTATTACAAAGCAATATCAACGGACAGCCCGCAAAGCAAGCGGAATCTAAACCAGCACTGCCAGAAGAGGACTTTAACCCTTGGGAAGCCTACTACAAGCCGGGTTCACAATCATATGAATTTCGTAAGCAACAGGAATTGGAGCTAACGAATCAAGTTGTGGGTCAGGCATTACAAAGGCAGGAGCAACAAATGTCGGAACAAATGACCTACAATAACACGGTTAATGAATTGCGTAATACGTACAAATTCTCTGATGATGATGTAAATAATTTTATGCAGTTTGTTACACAACCGAAAGAACAAGTAGGTTTGCCTAATCTTGTAAAATTATATCGTGACGTCAATAAAGGCGGAGTGGTTAATGATACAGCTCAGGCAGTTAATGCGGCAAAAAATGCTCCAAGAAGCCCCGGCGCTATACAAGGTGCGCCACCTCAAACAAAATCAGATGATGATAAAGTTTGGGATAGCGTAATGAGCGTGGGGGATAAAACGGTATTTTAATAATAAAGTAACTCACGGAGATAAAAATGGCTATTACTAGCGGAACATTAAAGAGTAGCGCAATTACTGCGGCGGCAAGTTCGGCTGATGTGGGGCAAGCCCCAGATCAACGACGATTGTACGACTTCGGGGATCGCGTTGCTGAATTAGCTCCAGAAGAGTCACCGTTCTTTGTATATCTTAATAAAGTAGCGAAAGCACCAACGAATGATCCTGTATTCCGATTTTTGGAAAACAGATCGCGGATTGATTGGACAAGTAGGACATTCCTATTATCTGCCGATGTTAATGGCGGTTCAGCAGTATCAGCTGGTAGTTCTTACCAGTTTACAGTTGACACTCCTAACGGAAGCAGTGGTTCGGTTGATTATCTTGTAAAAGGTATGGTATTTGCTGTGCAGACCCTCGACGGAACAGCAGGTGTTTCATACGCCTCTGTTAGAATTGATTCTGCTCCAGCTGATCAGGGAAGTGAAACAGTCTTTACAGGACGTATTGTCGCTTTACCTAATTCCAGTTTTGGTTCTGGTTACAATATCATGTCAGACAATGACAAATGTCAGGTTATTGGTACTTCTTTTGAAGAAGGTACTGGTTCTCCTGATGTGTGGTCAAGTAGTCTTGATGATGATTTTGGTTATACCCAGATTTTTAAAACTGCGGCTGAGTTGACAAACACAGCTATTGCTACTAATTATAGAGGATATGCTAATGAATGGCAACGAGTCTGGAATGAAAAACTAAGAGAACACAAGGTTGACATTGAAAGAGCAATGTTATTTGGACAAAGAGCACGCGTTAGCGGCGTTCAGTATTCTGAAGGTATCGTAGGGCATATTATTGCTAATGCGGCACCAAAAGCTGATAACAGTGCATTGTCTTATTCTTCTGGTTCTCCTTACAGTAGAACTGTCGCATCTGCCGAATTCACTTATGATTTATTTTTAAGTGATATGGAAGTGTTGATGGATCCTGCTCGTGGCGGAGAATCCCAGAAGCTTGCACTTGCAGGTCTTCCTGTAATCACTCTGTTTAATAAGATGGGATCAGGCGGATTCCTTGATGGATCACTTCAATTATCAACTGATGCCGGAGCGTATAAGCTTGGTATCAGTCACGAAAAAGTCAGCGGTTCTTTTGGACATAGTATTATGAAAGTTGATACAGTTCATGGATCACTTGGCGTTGTTAAAGAGCCTCTATTTAGAGGACTTTCTAACAGTTTCATGTGTTTAGTTGATATGAGCAAGGTTTCTTACAGACCTCTGGTTGGTAATGGGTTAAATCGTGATACTCACATAATTTCAAACGTACAACAAGCAGATGAAGATTTGCGTAAAGACATGATCTTAACCGAAGCTGGTTTAGAGATTTCATTACCTGAGTCTCATATGTTGTATAATTTTGAAGCAATTAGTTAAGGGAGTTAACGATGAGAGCTGATTATTTAAACGAAAACAGTGGTTCTTCTTTTGCATTAAAGAAGAAAGTTGAATTCATAAGTGCCGCACGAACACTAGACGAAGATGATAGTGGTAAAGTGTTTATGTGCGACTCTGCTGATGGAGCTTATTCTATAACACTACCGACAGCCGCTACCGGGCAAGATGGTACATATTACAAATTCATAGTCTGGGAAGAAACCCCGACTGCTGATATTACCATTGCCGCAGGAAGCGCTATCATAAGTGGTGTGAATCAAGACGCAGGCGCTGACGCCGCGAATTCCACAGCAGGTACTCAAGTCTCAAATGTTATTTTAGACACAACCGCACAACGTGGCGATTGGGTTAATTTAATGTTTTGGGGTGGCGAATGGCTTGTAGAAGCATTCAGTAGTATCAATAATGGTATTCAAACTTCATAATCCGAATACATAAGGATTAACAGTTTTTGAGAACTGTGGGGTAAATCAATAAAAGGTTTACCCCAAATCTCATAAGGTTTTTTAACAATTAACAAGCTCGTTCATGGACAGCCAGTCCTTAGAGCAGGAGGAAAATATGGCACGTGGAGTAAAATCATTAAGCAATTATTCAGTTGCAGAAGCTCAAAACCTACAATTAGGTCAAGCGGGCGCTATTATCATAGACGGTACCGATGCAATATCAGGGCCATTTGTAGCAATAATGGGATTAGAAGATTCGGTGGTAGATACATCAGAATGTGATGTAACATGGTTATCTGGTACAGTACCAGCTACTTTTAAGATTCCAGCAGGCGGAACAATATACGGATATTATGCTTCAATAGAATTAGACAGCGGCTCAGTTATTGCTTACTATGGATAACAAATGCGCTCACTGTTCAAAACCCAACCCAGAATATTGGTTTTATTGCCGAAGTTGTGGAAAGAAATCTTCAGAAAAAAAGTTTAGTACGAATATGTGGATGAGGACGGAAAGAGGTAAAAGAACCGATATGGAGTTTAGAAACATAACTATGGATGAACATATTAAAGAAGTAGAAGAAAGTAAAAATGCCTAGAGCAAAGAAAAAAGGTAAGAAAAAAGGTTTATATGCAAATATCCACGCAAAGCGAAAAAGAATTAAAGCTGGTAGTAAAGAAAAAATGAGAAAGCCCGGAAGTAAAGGAGCTCCAACAGCAAAGGCTTTTAAAAGATCAGCTAAAACAGCTAAAAGACGAAAGAAATAAAAAATGGCAGGCACACTAAAAGTTAAAATAGAAGAAGAAATTATATTAAATAATCAAAATTATGGTTCAAAAAGAACCTTATCTATTGCCAGCGTTGCTGAAATATATAAAAGAATTGTAAACGTCCCAGCAAGTGGTGATACAACTATTGCTACATTTGCGGCGGCAGTAAGTACATCAGATGGAGCGTTTGATGTAAATGATGTACGATATATACGGTTAACAAATTTAGATAGCTCTAATAGTGTTAACGTGGCAATGGTAGGTGCAAGTGACAATGCACAGTTTGTAGTACCGGCGGGTAGCAGTTTAATGTTTGGTACTCCAGATGATTTTATGCTTGGTGAAGCAGATACTTCTCCAGCATTTTCAAGTTTTGAAGATTTAGCTAGTATCATAGTTGATTCTGGCACAAATGCAGTAGATGTTGAATTGTTTATAGCGAGTGTATAATGGCTACATTTAAAGTACAAATTGAAGATACAATAGGTTCTGTCGGTGACGACGCGGCCTTAACAGGCTGGTTAACTGACGGAGCAAAAGAAATTATTAATATGATGCCCGAACCAGAATTGAGTATGGTATCAGCGCAACAAACTTTTACATCTGCCGCTGTAGGAAGTGAAGCAGAAACATTAAACACTGGAAAAATATTACATGTATTTAGAAATGATGGAGACATTGATCAGCCTTGCAGACCAATACAGGCTTTATATAAAGGTCGCGCATCTGACCCATATGATATGCAATATGCATCTATTACCGACCCTGTATTCTATATTGAAAATAATAAATTAAATGCATTACCAGATGGTGGGTCGTGTAAATATTCAGAAGTTCAGTATCCAGCAGTGGCTCATGGAGACAGCGCTATAAGTGTATTCCCAGATGAATATGAATATCTAGTTGTTTTATATGGAGCTATAAAAGGCTTACAAAGAAGAATGAGTGATAAGCTTGGTAATTCTGACATAACAACCGCAATGACCGCTATCAATACTGAGCTAGACGAAACTCAGGCGGTGTGTGATAAGGTAGATGCAGACTTAGTATTAGCAAAGGCGGAGGTTGTATTAGCTAAAGCCGAAGCGGCTGAACTTGCTACACAAACTGATAATGGTGGTGACTTTGAAACTGCTTGCGATGCAATGGCAACAGAGTTAGCTAAGGTTGATAATGTTATTGTAGAAGCAAGTGCTGAATTTGATAAAGTAGATGACGTAATCGTTGAAGGTAGTGTAGAATTTGATAAGGTAGACAATGTAATTGTTGAGGGTAGCGTAGAACTTGATAAATCTAGTGCATTGTTAGACTTAGGTGAAACAGACTCAGAAGGAGCTGTTAACACAGCGGCGGCTAAGATAATAACAGAAATGGATGAAACACAAGCTGTATGCGATAAGATAGATGATGATTTGGTTCTTGCTAAAGCTGAGATTGTTCTCGCGAAAGCAGAAGCGTTAGAGTTAGCTTCAAACACAGACAATGGAAGTGACTTTGAAACCGCCTGTGACGCAATGGTTACAGAATTAAATAAAGTGGATAATATTATAGATTTAGCAAACGATGAGTTTGATGAGGTTTCTACTCAAGCAGGCGGTAGTAAAGATTCTCCAATTTTAGATGCTTTTACAGAATTTGAAGAAGCTAAAAATTTATCCGGAGCATATAATTCTGGAGCTATATCAACTGCATTAGTAGCTATAAATACAGAATTAGATGAGACTCAAGCGGTTTGCGATTTAATTAACACACAAGTAGATGATGCGGTAACCCAAATAGGGGAATCTGCATCACAGGTAGATTCTGGTGTGGATACAGCTTTAGCGGCTATTGCTACGGCGGCTGGACGTATAAACACCGCAGTAGGATTAGCGAATGCTGAGTTTGACAAATGTGATACAATGTTAGATTTAGGTGAAGCGGACAGTGAGAGCGCTGTAAATACTGCTTTAACTGCTGTGAAAGCAGAAATAGATGAATGTTTAGCTATAGCCGATTCGATGAATGCGGAAACCGTATTGGCAAATGCTGAAGTTGATAAAGCTATTGCAAAAATTGTTTTAGCAAATGCGGAGGTAGAGCTAGCTAATCCAGAGGTAGATTTAGCAAAAGCAGAAGTTGCTGAAGCGGCTACCCTTATAGATACTAATGTTGATACAGCCGCAACGGCAATTAACACAGCGGTAGATAGAGTTAATACGGCGGTAGCGTTAGCAAATGTTCAGTTTGATAGCGCGGTAACGGCAAACGGAAACGAAGATATTGAACTTGCGCAATCGCACGTACAAGCAGGGCAGGGATATATAGCCGAAGCGAGAGGTTCTTTAGACGAGGCAAGGGGATTTGTTGAAGAGGTAAATGCAAGAGTAAGTCAAGTGCAAGGGCAGATTAGAGTATCAGAAGGATATATAAGTACGGCAAGAGGATATGGAGAAGCCGCGCAGGGATTTGTTGCTACGGCAAATGGTAATATAAAAACAGCGCAAGGGTTTGTTGCTACAGCTCAATCATACGGAGGTCAAATACAAAGTAAATTAAATGTAGCAGGAGCATATGGTAATGAAGTAAGCAATAGATTAGAGCAGGCAAGAGCTAAAAGAGAAGAATCTCGATCTCGCATAGAACTTGGAAATGCTTATATTGCTGAAGCTAGAACGAGTGCGGAAGAAGCTAGTAGTTATGCTGGTGAAGTTCAAGCAAGGATAGCTCAAATAGGTGGTTATGATCAAGTTATATCTGGTTACATAAAGGCGGCTCAAGGATATGCTTCAGAAATACAGAAAAAAATAGATATAGCTGGTGGATACGCAAATGAAATAGGTTCTTATTCAGTTGCTGGTCAAATATTTATTAACACTGGTAAAGCATATCTTGAAGAAGCTCAAGCTACTATAGGCGCTGGTAATGCTTATATTCAGGAAGCGCAAGCTAGAATTTCACAGGCAAATGGATATGCGGCAGAGGTAAGCGCAAGAGCTGGTTTTAGTGGAGCAAAAGCAAAAGCTATTCAAGGATATATAAGCACAGCTCAAACCTATGTGTCTTCTGCACAAGGATTTGGAAACGAAGTGCAAGCTAAGGTTGCTATAGCTAATGGATATATTTCTGAAATTGATGTAAGATTAAGACAAGCTGAAGCAAAAAGACAAGAGTCTCAATCTAGATTGTCAGCTGGTGGTGCTTATCTTCAAGAAGCAAATACAATAATAAGTCAAGGTAATGCCTACCTTCAAGAGGCTAATGCGATAATAGGTCAAGGTAATGCTTATATTGCAGAAGCTCAGGCGTACATAGCGCAAGCGCAAGGATATGCAAGTGAAGTAAGCGCTAGGGCGGGTTTTAGCTCTGCTAAGGCTCAAGCAATTCAAGGGTATGTAAATACAGCTCAAAGTTATGTAGCTACCGCTCAAGGGTTTGGAAATGAAATACAGGCAAAAATTGCTATATCACAAGGTTATTCTAATGAAGTTCAAACTAGGCTAGCGGTAGATACAAAAGAATATGAATGGCTAATGGGACAACAAGCAAAACTACAAGCTGATTATGATAAAGGGTTGCAGATAGTAGCGAAAGGAATAGGATAATGGCGGTTCATTCTTTAACGGTAAAACAAATTTTAAGTAGGGTTCGTCAGGTATTCCCAGATGCACCAGAAGCATATGTTATTAGTTTAATTAACGATGCATTAACAGAGGCTGGTATGTATAATGTTAAAACAGCTCACGCAAAGATTACTACAGTAGCAGATCAAATGTGGTATGATCTTAGCGATGAGGCTTATAGTTCTGATGGGTCAGCATATAAATTAGATTTAAATAAAATATTTAGAGTGTATTTCATGGATAGTGCAGGAGATTATATGCAAATACCAAGATTATTAGATAAAGATTTATTATTAACAGATATTAGCAGTGAGTCGGTATTAGTGTCACCGGATACGAAGTAATGGCTAGTAGTATTAAATATCCAGATTCTTCCTGTCTATATTTTATTGAAGGTGATAAGTTAGCTCTTATTACAAATGTAGATAGTTCTGGAACGCAGAATACTTCATTAAGAAAAAGATGGAAAGCAATACAGGAAGCGGTTACAGATGGTTTATTATTATGGTATCACGCAGAACCAAATAATGTAAATATACTAAGCGATGTTCCCGACATTGATAATTCACTGCATTATCCAATTGTAGATTTTGTAAAGAAATGTTTGTACATGGATAGGGCTGGAGCTTCTCCAGACCCTAATGCATCTTCCGTTGCTATGAACATGGCGCAGTTTCACGAGAATAAATGGAACGAAGGTCTTAGGCGCTATGGTATGCGGAAGCGCGATAAAGTTGGTGGTACGCGGGCAATAAAGCCACCAAGCTTAACATAGTTTAGATAGGGATGGTTCTCGCCTCGCAAGCTAAACGTATAACGAAAGAGAAATATAATGGCTGATATGCAAAAATACAGGGCTCACGAGTCCTTAA